CTTAGGACAAAACAAAACTTTAATTGATATGCTAATATACGGTTCACCATTTGGAAAGAGTGGTGGTGAATTTTATTCAGCGTATTCAAGGGATAAGCATATAGGTAAAGTAATTCCAAATCCTAACTTACCTGTCCATATTTCATTAGACTTTAACGTTGTTCCGTATATTACAATGACCTTATGGCAGGTGGAACAAAATTTAAATAAGTTCAAAGTAAATTGCTTTGCAGAACTTTGTTTGCCTGCGCCAAAGAATAATATTGAAAGCCTATGTAAAGAAGCAGATGCAAGGTTTGGACATTTATTTAAAAACGGTTTATATTACTACGGTGATTATTCAGGTAAGAACGGACAAACAATGACTGCAGACTTTAAAAACCACTATTCTGTATTAGAAAATGTGCTTTACAAATATCTTAACAATGGTTCAGATAGGGTAATTGTAAACCCAAATGTAATGAAGCGCAGGAACTTTATTAACAAAATATTTAGTGGTGGTTTTCCGATTGACATAATGATAGACAAAGATTGCCAAGAAATGAAAGGTGATTTGGAATTTCTGCAGGAAGGCGCAGATGGAAACAAATCAAAGAAAAGGATTATGGATAAGAACAGGGGAATCAGCTACGAAGAACATGGGCACACTTCTGACAGCATGGATTACTTTCTATGTTCCTTATTTGAAGTGTATTATAAAAATGCTTAAATTTGTTTTAAATAAAAACTAAATGGAAAACTTAACAACCAATGAAGGTATCAAAATATTATTAGATACAATTACTTATAATAAATATCATGCAGATTATATTCGCACAATTGAAATTGCGGAAGATTATAAAGCCTATGTAACAGGATTTGGTATTGATAAGAAGTTAAGACAATTTAATTTGCGTGAAGATGATGCATTGTTTGAGCAGCGTAAAAGATTAACGCAAGCCATAACGCCTGATATAACAAACAGCATTATGAATCCGATGTTTAAAGTTGGAAGAACGCCTGCAACAATTCAAGTTGATTGGGATAAGAGTGAAACAAGCGAAACAAATAAATTAGAACTTGGTGAAGCGGCAAATAAATTCTATGGTAATGAAAGTGTAAATGATTATCTTTCTTACCGCCTGCCTGAATTAGATTCAACCGACCCAAATAGTTTTATTGTTGTTGAGTTTGCGGAAACAGTTAATCCATTATTGCCTGATGCAGTAAAAGCAAATCCATATCCATTTGAAGTTTCAAGTAAAGAAGCCTGCAATTATAAATTCATTAATAACATTCTACAATTCCTTATTGTAAAAGAAACAAAATATTACAAAGATGATAAGGGAAAACAGCAAGAACTAAATAGATTAACAATGTACCTTGCTGATTCTTCTATTGTAATTCAACAGCACACTAAAGAAGATTTCCAATTATTTCTAAGTAACAACGCAACGATACCATTAGCAATTGAAACAATATTGACTTCTGAAATGCAAGATGCAAATTCATATTTCTATGTTGTAAATGGCAAAACAGAAAAGCAAAGAAGATATTATTCCATTCATAAATTCACACATAACATTGGATTCGTTCCTGCGTTTCGTGTTGGTTCAAGACCTGACTTAGTAACTGAAGGAAGAACTAAAGTACCAATGATGCATCCTGCTCAACCTTACTTAGAAAAGTCAATTAAGACAATGAGCGAATTTGATTTATCAATTGCGCTGCATACGTTTCCACAAAAGATTCAATATACAGACCCTTGCTTGGGTGAAGGTGAAGGAGAAACAAGAACGTTTTGTTTGAACGGATATACCGCAGGTGGTGGTAAATGTAAAGCGTGTAATGGTTCAGGATTTAAATACCATCAATCTGCGCAGGATTTAATACAAATAAGAATGCCAAAAGATTTAAAGGATATGGTAAGCCTTGAAAATTTAATTGCATACAAATATCCACCAATAGAATTACTGAACTTCCAAAAGACATACGGCTTATTTGAATTAAGAGTTGCAGCACAAACCGCAGTATATAATTCAGAAGTGTTTTCTAAAGACGAAGTACAACAAACGGCCACAGGAAAGATGATTGACATGGATGCGGTTTACGATACGCTGCAACCATTCGCAAAAAGGTATTCAACAATATGGACAGGCATCATGAAATCAATTGCAAGCCTGCGTGATATTAGTGAAGGCTTTATTGTTTATCATAAGTTCCCCAATGATTTTAAAATGAAATCATTTACAGCATTGCTTAATGATTTGGTAATAGCAAATCAAAATAATGCGCCAAGCCATATCAAGAACGCAATTACAAATGACATAACAAGAAAGATTTATATTGACCAACCAAATACGGTTCATAAGATTGAAACTAAAACAAAATTCTTTCCGTTCCAAAGCAAAACAGAAAGTGAAGTTCAATATATTATTACCAATGACCTTACTGATACTTATAACAAAACGCTTTACATATTCTTTGATAAAATATTTCATGATATTGAATATGATTTAAGTTTGGCGCAAAGGGATTTTTATTTCTTGAATGAAACTTTGCAAAGGGAAATACTTGATGCAAAAGTTGCAGAATATATTGTAAGGGTTGAGCAAAAAGAATTTGATAGTACAGCGCAGCAATTCGGAACGCTTGATATTGGAACAGAATTTAGTGAAGATGAAGAAAAGGCAAAAGCAAATTTAAAAGGTTCAGTTGGTGGAGTTCAAGGTATATTAGAAATACAATCAAGCGTTGTAGCAGGAACAACTGACAGAGATTCTGCACTTGCAATCCTTGAAGTAATTTACGGAATTGACAAGGGTGATGCAGAAAGAATTTTAGGTCAACCAAAAGCAATAGCATAATGGCAAAGAAGAAAAAAAAGAAAACTAAGTATTAATGGCAAAGAAAAAATTAACTCCACTTGAACAGATTGATTTGCGCAATGATTTTTTATTGAAGCGTGAAGAACTATTGCGTAGTAAAGTTAATGCCATGCAGGTTAAATTATTTGATAAAATATTTGATAGTTATTTACTAGGGCTTCAAGATAAGGATGGCAAATTGCTAAATAGTATTGAAAACAGAAATCTTGTAGCAGGGCTTGATAAAATATATAAGGAGTTCAATAAAGATTTCAACATACCGATTGTTAAAATCTTTATTGGCGATATGAATGAAGTTCATGACCTGAATAAGAGTTACTTTAATACAATTGACAAAAAAGAAACGCAAGCAAAATCACCTGAAGTAAAAAAGATAATGGATGCACAACTTGGCATCAAGTCAGATGGCTCAATTAAGAAAGGTGGATTCACTGATAAGTTTGTAAGGGATGAAACAGCATTAAAGAAAATCAAAAAGATTACTAATCAAGCAATTAGCAAGGGTCAAGACTTCAAATCCTTTAAGAAGGATTTACAAGAAACCATCAAGGGAAATCCAAAACTAAAAGAAAGCGGAGTACTTCAGGCTAATTACAGAACGTATGCTTATGATACTATTCAGAAAGTAGATGCTTTAAATCAAACACAATATGCCAAACGATTGAATTTAAAATACTTTATTTATAAAGGTGGATTAATTCGTGATAGTAGAAATTTTTGCATTCATAGGAACGGTAAGATATTGGAAAGCACAGAGTTTGCTAAACTTACTTATAATACCCTTCCACCGAATCAACGTGGTGGCATACCGAAAAGTGGATGGAAACCCATGTTAGATAGGGGTGGATATAACTGCCGACATACCATTAGCTTCGTTTCAACTGCGTTTGCTGAACAGAATAAAGCACCCTTCAATAAACAGGCAACTGCAAGGAATCTGAAAGTAGAAAAGTCATTTAAGAAAAAATAGTGGATAAAAAATTTCATTATGTAAATATTATGAATTAGATTTGTATAAAGTTTTTCATGCCAACTATAACTGCACATAATAAAGTAAACGGATTGCGAAGGGAATTTTCTGAATTGCAATGGAATTTAATGGGTAAGAATAAAGGCAATTGGATTGATGTTAATGCAGATAAAGAAATTGCATTACAGACAGGCGATAAAAAAAATGATATTCTATTGAACAATACAGAAGCCCTTGAAGAAGTTTCAATTAAAGATTCGCCTGTAATATTTCAGGATGCTAAGGCAAAGGAATCATTTTACCAAGCCTGTGTAAACATTAATAAAGGAAGGTTAAAAGATTTTCTAGATAAAAATAATATCAAGTACGAACAGAGTAATACAGTAAAAGAATTAGTTGAAGTATTTGGTAAGGCTTATAATTATGATAAGCGAGTTGTAAAACAAAATTTTTAATTAAAACATAAATGGCTGA